GAAGCTGGACTGCATCCCTGCCGTGAACTGCGTCCACCCCTTGGCCAGGAAGCTCAGCGTCTGCACCCACACCGCCCGCAGGCCATGCCACGCCGCCGCCAGCGCCTTCACGGCCCCGTAGAAGGCATCGACCGCGATGTTGAGGAAGAAATCCTTGAACCCCAGCCACAGGCCCTGGATGTAGTGGATGCCGCGCTGCCACTCGACCTTCATGGCTAACCACAGCACGCGTGCCGCCAGGGCAATGTCGCCAGCAGCGAGCGCGTCCGCGATGCCCTGGTACGCCACCAGCGCCCTGTCCTTCAACGATTGGAATTGTTCCGTCAGCCACGCCAGCGCCTGACCCGCCACACCCGTCGCGTGCGCGATATACGCGCCCAGCGCCACGGCCCCGGCAATGACCAGCCCCACCGGCGACAGCAGCGCGGCCAGTGCCGTGCCCAGAACGCCAATGGCCGCACCCGCACCCGTGATCACCGCGGCCACACCGCCGAAGGCGGCCGCCAGCCCCTGGATCGCGTAGCCGATGCCCACCAGGGCCACGCCCGTGGCCACACCGGCGACGGCCAGCTTGGACACGCTGACGATCAGGTTGCGATTGCGATCGATCCACTGCACCGCCTGCACGACCACGCGCGTGATAGTCTCGGCCAGGCGGGTCAGCGTCGGTGCCAGCGCCGCACCCACGGCAAACGCGGCGCGCTTGATGACCTTCCACATCACGTCCAGCGTGTCGCCGAAGCGCTCGGCATCCCGCGCCGCCTGCGTGCTGAGCGTCAGACCCAGGGCCCGGGCCTGGTCCTGCAGGGCCTCGATCCCCTTGGCCCCGTCCTTCATTAAAGGAAGCAGCTCGGCTCCGCCGCGGCCAAAGATCTCCATGGCGGCAGCAGCGCGTTGGGCCGGGTCGGGGATCTGCGACAGCCGGTCCGCGATGAGCTTGAACATCTGGTCCGGAGTCAGCCCCTGGAGTTCGTTGACTGTCAGGCCGAGTGTCGCCAGGGCATCCACGGCCGTCTGCGTACCGTTGGCCGCTTCGACCACGGTGCGCTGCATGCGCCTGACGCCGTTCTCGAAGGATTCGAGGTTGGCACCGCTCATCTCGGCGGCGAAGGTCAACTCCGACAGCGTCTCCACGGCGATGCCGGTGCGGTCGCTGGCCTTGGCCATGGCGTCACCCATGCCGATGAAGACTTTCGAGGTGGCGAGCAACGGCGCAGCCACGGCGGCACTGGCGGCGGTGAGCTTGCGACCGATGCCGGTCACGCCCTCACCGAAACCCTTCAGCTTGGCCTGGGCAGCCTTCAGCCCGCGCACGAGCCGGTTGTCAGAGACCAACAGCTCGACGTAGGCGGACCCTGCCTTGATGCCGCGCGCGGAGACCATGACTCAACATCCCTGGAGGTAGCGACGGAACCGGGCCAGTGGCACCCGCGTCTCGTGGCGGAGTTGTCCGCGCGAGTCGAACCGCTCGAACACGGCGTACTCAAAACCCTCGGCCGCCAGGCACAGTGCCATGGCCCACCAGTCCGCCGGCTCGATGCCGGCTCGGTTCGACGCGCTGTGAGGCACGTGGTAGCCGGCGACCTCGGCAGCGTTGCCCTCGCGACGGAACACGGTGCAGGAGCGATCGAACGGTAAGTGCAGTGTGTGGTCGTAGTCGCCCGCCCCGATGCGCAGGCAGCCGCAGTCGCGACTGGTGTTCCACTGGATGGTGGCGCGGCGGTTCAGGGGCATGGCATGGACTCGAGTCAAATGCGCCGGCCGAGGTGTCCCTCGACCGGTGCGTGTGGGATGTCAGAGCAGACGGATCAGTTCCTGCACCAGCCACCAGCAGAACCAGGTTCCGAGGATGGCCAGCAGCACGAACCCGATCCGCAAGAGCCTCTCAGCGGCGAAAGAACTCGGCCACCTTCTGAGCGTGCGGGGCGACGGTCGCCTTGTCGCCGATGGCGTTGGCCACCGCGGCGGTGCGGGCAATGCGCTGCCAGGCCGCAAAGAGCTGCACCTGCAGGTCGGCGTAGCCGATCCAGTCGCGCACATCGATGGCCTGGTCGTGGTCACCCACACTGACGGTGGCGATCAGGCTACCGGGACGGTTGGCCACGATGGGCTTGGTCGCCTCCACGGCCTTGGTCAGCTCGGACAGGATGAGGGCTTCACCCTCAGCGCTGCCGGCGTCGGTCAGGTCGGTGTGCTGGGCGTCACCGCAGTACAGCCCGACCACGACCATGTGTCGGCTGGAGCCCCCGGAAGTCAGCGTATCGGTCACGGGATGGTCCAGAACAGCGTCGGTCATGTTGAAATCCTCCAGAAAAGGAAGGTGAGTGGGCAGGGAACACGACGTCACGCGCGACTCAAGACTGGATGATGGGCGGCGCTCGCGAGTCCGCGTTGCTCGGCTTGCTGGCCCGCAGCTTCACGATGTTGTCGATGCCGCTGGTGAGGTACAGCAGTGCCACGCCGCCGATCAGGGCCAGGAACAGCCAGCTGTATTGCTCGAACAGCGTGGGCAGCCACAGCAGCACCAGGCCGACGCCCATGGCCGCCAAGCTCGCGCCGATCGGGACCACCGGCACCCACGAACGCACCACCAACAGCCCGGCACCGAGCGCGCACAGTGCTACGCCGGACCAGGTGATGATGCCAGACCGCTTCACCGCGGCATGGTCGATCGGCTGACGAGCGCCGGTGGAGGCGTGGATGATTGGCACCATCGGCTCCGCCCGATCCTCCTGCTGCAGCGTCGCGGGCTCGACCGCCTTCGCCGGCTGCTCGACGATCACGCGTCGGATCAGGCCGCGAGCGGGGTCGTGGGTTTCGGTGACGATGCGACCGGCTTGAACGCAGCCTGCGCAACTCACCAGCGCTACCACCACCGCCGCGATGATGATCCACGTGCTCAGCTTCATGATTTGCTCCCTTTGGGGACACCCGGCCCCGCCCCCGGATTGGGTTTGACGAACACGTCCTTGAGCAGGCGAATGCTGCCCGGCAGCGGTTCCGCCTCGGCCTGCTTCCGCTGCTCAAACGGGTCGAAATCCGATGGCTTAAACGTCTTGGTCGAACTGGAACTGGACTTGCCGCCCATCGCGCGGGCGACGTTGGCGATCATGGCCAGCAGGGTCGAGGTCCGGCTCCACGCTTCGCGTTGGCGGGCCTCGGCCATCCAGACCAACTCACGCAGCGTCAGCGGACCAGGGTCAACCGCGGCGATCCCGGCGAGCTCGGCGATGAATCGGGCGGCATCGATCCGTCGCCTTCGAGGTCGCCCATGACTTGCTCCATCGCTCGATCGATCTGCGGGCTGTCCAGCCGGCGCTCCGCCAGGTCGATCACCCGTGCCTCCAGCGACCGCAGCTTGCGAAGCGCCTTGTCGAGCACGCGGCGCTTCGCCTGCGGGAAAAAATCCACCAGTTCCTCCAGCAACGCGGTCGTGCCCGCGTCGATGGCGTCGCCCGCCATGGCACGCCCAAAATCCTCGTCGCTGACGTTCCGCGGGTCGGCCTCAGGCTTGCAGACGGCGTAGAGGATGTCGCACAGCAGGATGGGGTCGCTGCTCAGCTTGCCCAGGAGGCCGCCATCGCGCGGGTCGGCATCGCCGTTGACCACATCCAGCAGGTTCACGCCGGTGAGGCCCTTGACCTGCTTGATGGCGTTGACGTTGATGGCCACGGTCCAGGTGCGGCCGGCGTTGTCATGGAACGTCTTCATCAGGGCGTACCTCCTTCAATCCAGGCCGGAGCGCGGGTCGAGTACGTGGGTTTCACCGTCACGCTGACGGTCACCGCTTCCTCCAGCGGCTCACTGCGGCTGAAGTTGGTCACGCTGAAGTCGGCGTCCAGACCCTCGCCGTTCTCGCCGTCGAGGATGGCCAGGGCGATGGCGGTGTTGTTGAAGTAGGCGTTCTTCAACGCCGTGAAGCCGGTGTCATCCGTGTCCCAGACCATCTCGAACTCGACCGTGCCGCTCTTGAGCGTGGCCACGATGGCACGCCAGCCCTGGTTGGCGCGGGTGGTGACATCCGCCTCGCCCTTTTCCAGGTTGAGCGTCAGGTCCCTGACGTTGCCCATCACGGTGTCGGCAGTAGTGCCTGCCGGACCGTGATAGAGCTTGCATTCCGAACCGAGCTTGATACCCATGGCGAATCTCCTTCCCCCGGAATCTCAGCGCACCGACCCAGCCCAGAACTTGGGCAGGCGGTCGAGGTTCTTTTCCAGTGCCGGACCCATCAGCGGGCGCTTGGGATACATCTGCTTCCGAAAGCGCCCGCCGAACTCGTGAGCCATGGCCGAGGGTCCGACCAACTCGTGCGTGGGGCCGATGACGACCTTCTGCTTGCTCTTCTCCACCGCGTACACGACCGCACGCTTGAGCTGACCCTGCCTCGTGTGCGGCGGTGCCCCCGGAAGCGAGGGCTTCTTGCTCTTGCGGATGCTGCGCTTGGCGGTGAGCCGGATGGCGGCACCGGCGTGGCCGAGGTTCTTGAAGGTCGAGCGGTCCGCCGCCCACTTCACGCGCTTGGCGTCGAAGCCCTCACGCGGCTTCAACTTGACCTTCATCTCGACCATGGCTCACTTCCGGGGGCTACGCGGGGATCGAGCCGCCCAGGTGCGCCGCCACCTGCGTGGCCAATCGATCGATGGCGGCATTCAGGCTCGCGGGTGCCGAGGTGGCCCAGGCGCTGCCCGAGGCCCCGTCGCTGGAGCCGTCCACGTAGGGCTTGAGCGCCACGAGGCCCGAACCGTTGATCTCGATCGTGGTGTCATCGACCGCCACGCTCCAGGTCGAGCCATCGGCGGTCAGGCCAGCGCCGGCGACCACTTCGAACGCCGGCAGCGCCGCGATCTGACCCTTCAACTCATCAATCGCCGCCTGCACATCCGTGGCGGTCAGGCCGCTGGCGGTGTTGTCGAAGCTGACGCCATCCGCAGCCATGGCGCTGAGGTCGGCCGCCAGTTCATCGATGGCCGCCTGCGCCGTGACCGCGGTCAAGCCCGAGGTCGTGTTGACGTAACCCACCTGGGCTGAGGGCACGACGCGGCCCAGCAGGGCCGAGCTCGCCACCGTGACCGGCACGGGCGACCCGTCAGCCTTGGTCACCACGCCCAGGAGAACCGTCGCACCCGCCGCGGCGTCGATGCCACCCGTGCCGCCCCCCGGAAGTTGCCCGGTGTTGACGTCGCGCAGGCTGATCACGCCCGTGCCGCTGTGGGTGACGATGTGACCGTTGCCGCGCGGGTTGGCGTAGACCGTATTCAGGTGCAGACCAGCTGTGCCGGCCAAGCTGACCAGGTTCGTGTCGGTGCCACCGGCGACGGTGAGTTCGCCACTCCACAGGGTGACCGAGGCGCTGCCGGACAGGTTGATGGCGGCCGCCGAGCCGCCCCAGACGTTGGCACCGCGGAGGTTCATCCAGCCCCGGTCCATGCGGATGGCGTGGCCAGTACCGGAACTGTGCACGACGAAGTTGGTGTGCCCCACGCCATACAGGCCGAACGAACCGCCGCCCACCGCGTCCACGTAGAAGGCGTCGGTCGCCTTGCTGTTGGTGTGGAACTGCATGTCGCTGACGTACATACGGATCTGGCCGGTGAAGCTGGCGTGGCCCTGCACGTGCAGCACCTGGGCCGCGCCGCCAGTGACGCCGGCGAAGCAGAGGCCGCGCATGGCGATGAAGTTCACCGAGCCATTGCCGGGTGCGTCGATGCGCAGCGGCGGCAGGATGATGGTGTTCGCCGCGCTGACCGAGTCGCCCACGATGGCCAGGCGACGCGCCGCCGAGGCGTCGGTGGGCAGCGTCATGACCAACTGGCTGGTCTCGGTGACGTAGGCCCTGGAGGGGGCGAGCCGCAGCACGCCGGTGACTTCACCGCTGACGGCGGTCAGCGCCATCAGGGCGTCGAGGCCCGCCTGGGCGGTCTTGTACGGCAGGCTGATGGAACCGTCGGCGGTGTAGGTGTCGGTGCGATCGGGATCGACGTGGATCATGCGGGTAACGGGGATGACGCCCCCGGAACCGCCACCTTCCTCGGGGATCTCCGTCAGCAGGGCCAGCACGCGACCCTCGGGGTCGGCCAGCCGGTCGCTGCCGGGGGTCCACTGGTCCTGCTCGTGCAGGACGACGCCGTCCAGAACTTCGCCGATGAGTGCCTTGCGGTCCGCCATGACTGTGTCTCCGTTCGTTACTCGGGGATCTGCGTCCCGAGGTGTTGCTTCAGTAACCGGGCGATCCGCTCGATCGCCTCATCCGTGGTGGTCGGCACGGTGCCGGACCAGCTGTTTGCCTCGCCCGCGGCAAAGCGCCCGATGGCCTGCCGCTCAACTTCGGTGATCACCTGCCCGCTTCCGGCGCTGGTCAATTGGTCCAGCACACCCTTGTTCGGATGGGTGTGATCCGAGCCACCGCCTGTCGATCCACCGCCGTAGTAGCCCATGGTTCACCACGTCCCGCCCGTGAGCGTGACCAAATCGTTCGCCGCGCCCTTGACCTCGATGTTCGCCAGGTTGACCCGCTGGAAGTCGTGCCACTCGCCGGGCACCCACGGCACCTCATGCGCCGGCTCCGCCTTGGTGCGGAACAGCACGGTGGCGGCATTCGTCGGCGGTGTGCTGATGGTCACGGAGGCCACCAGCTTGCTTGGCGAGAGCGGCTGCCACGCCGTGGTCACCACCAGCTTGCGAAGGATCACGTTGTTCACTGCGCGGTCCTCCACGTGAGGGTGATGACACTGGTGAATGTGCGGAACTGCTCCAGGTGCTCGGCCGAGTAGATGGGCTTGTTCTCGGTTTTGGTCCACACGGCTTCGACGCTGCTCAATCGCCGGCGCGAGAAGAACTGCCCGATCCGCTCGACCAGGGTCATCAACGCGTCCAGGCTCGCCTGATCCGCATCGTTGACCTTCTGCTGCACCGCTACGTCGATCTGCACGTCGTGCTGATTGCCCGCCCGATTGGCTGGCGTGATGACGATCCCGCGCGGCACGACCGTGACCTTCAGGTCCGCCAGATCCCGCAGGTCCACCACCGGGCGGTAGTGGCGCTCGGCCACGAAGCCGCCTGGGATCAGCGTCGGTGCCGCCGTGTTGAGTTCGGTCACCACGGCGTCGGCGATGTCCGTGATCACGCTCACGGGTTGCTCCGACTGGGCAGGTTGTTGCGAATCCATCGGACATCCGCGGCGATCTCGGACGTCTGCTTCTCGATGGCGCGGAGCCGGGCCTCGTGGTCATCCACCCGCGCGACGGTGGCGTCGACCTGCCGCACCAGGCTGGTCCGATCCGCCGAGGCGGCCCACACCGCGCCGACGATCGTCGCCGACCAGGTCAACAGCAGACCCACCAGGGCCACGCTCCAGCGTTTGCGTTCGTCGTCGCTCATGGCCCTGGGATCTCCTTGGTGTGAATCCGCAGCGTCAGTCGCTGCGGGTCGCTGAAGCGCCAGTCCGGCTCGCCGCTCCCAGGGCCCATCACCTCGTGCGTGACACCGTTCGATTCCACGATTTCGTCGCCGCGTTGCGGCAGCGTCTGCTCGCCGTTGAGCACCAGGTCCGCGGCTCGGATCAGGTAGTCGCGACTGACGTACCGGGTCGTGACGCCGAACCCATCACCGGGGGCATCGAGCCGAAAGATGGTGCGCCCGATCGTGGCCTGCACCTGCACGCTCTGGTCGCCGCGGCGGTACGTCACCGTCAGGGTGAGGTAGCGATGCCGCTGGTCCTCGAGCCAGGCAGAACCTTGTGCAAGCAGGTCGGCCACGATCGGGGCTCCGCGCTGGTGGGGTGGCTACTGGGACAGACGGGCACGGACGGTGGTGTCGGCATCCACCGCGGCACGCACGGTCTTGCCGATGAGCTTGCCGCCCGCGGCCGTGGTGTTGGCCTGCGTCACAGAATTGTGCCAGTAGACATTGACGCCCGCGGCGATGGCGCTGCCGGTTCCAGTCGCCTTGGGGAAGTCGAAGACGCCGGTCACCGCCAGGGCACCCAGCGTGCCGGCGGCGATGTCCAGCTTCGCCACGCCCACCAGGTCGTTCTGCACCACCACGTCACCGGCGGCAACGGCGCTGGAGGGAGTGAAGTCGAGGCTGTCGCCGTCATGAATGAACTTAACTCGGCTCATGATTTCTCCGATCAGGTTAGAAGTGCGGGTGATTCCTTAGCCCGCGAGATGGGGCGGACGGGAAGAAGCAGGGGTTGGACGGGAGGCACACCCGGTGACCAGGTGTTTCACCGGGTGTGTTGCTACGCGGCTATAGGACTAAAGGCCTAGGCCTCGCCCTTCATCTTCAGCGCGCCGCGGAAGTCCTGTTCGCGGACGCCAACGTCAATAAATCCGCGGAATTGCACGCCGAGCGTGGAGAAATCTGCGTCCGTCTTTTCGACGGTGGGACGGTCCACGCCGTTGAGGAACGCGATCTCGATCGCCGGCAGCCGGTTGGGGTCGGTGAGCAGGTACCAGGCCTTGCTCGAGGCACCAGGGAAGCTGGTGTTGGAGAGGTAAGTCGAACTGACCACCTCGTACTTACCCACGTGCGGGTTGCTGGCCGGCTTGGGCTTGTTGGCCGTGGTGGTCTCGTTGACCTGCGGGCTGGTCATCAGCAACTGGGCCGGCACCTTCAGCGCGGTGGGGACCAGCAGCAGCGTGGGCTGGATGCCCAGCGGCCGGCCGTTGGGCTTGACCTGCTCGCCGAACAGGATTTCGGCGGCGGTGACGCCGTCGATGGTCAGCGCGGTGTCCACGCCCTCGGCGTAGTTCTTGTGGTTGACCGAGAAGAACCCGTGGCCGTCGTCCTGGACGGGGTTCTTGAGCCACAGGCCCCAGACCGCATCGGCGATCGACTCGCCGGCACCCATGCCGATCTGGCGCGGGATGTCGGTGAACGCGCCCATGTCATCGTTGATGATCATCTGGCGCGTCAGGGCGAACATGATGCCGTGCGTCTCGGCCTTCTGCCCGAACTTCTGCTCGTCGAGCTTGCCGTGCTTGAGCTCGCCATCCGGGCCGACCTGCTCGAACCGGAAGCTGCCGGTCATGCGGTAACGGGTGTGCTCCTTGAAGTCGTTCACGCTGGCGATCTTGGCGATCCGACGCCAGGTGTCCTCGACGTAGTTGTAGCCCTCCAGCAGCATCTTGTTGGCGATGTTGCTCAAAATGCCCGGCAGACTGGTGGTGCTGAACGCGGCCTGCAGCCAGCCGCTGGCGTCGCGGCGGTAACGGGGCAACTGCTGTCCACACGCCAGCTCGCAGAACTCCTGGATACCCACACCGCGCAGCTTGTCCGCCGCCTCGATAATCGGCTCGTCGTACATGGCCTCGATCCGCGAGTTGGGCAGGCCCGACGCCATGAGGGCCACGGCCTCAAACACCTGCGGCCCCCGCCCCCGGAGGCCCGCGCTTCGCGCGTTCGTGCTCGACGCCGACACCTGCGGCCGCGAGGCGCGCAGGATGTGCAGCTCGGTGCGGCTCTCGTCCCAACCTTCCTCAATGGCCTGGGCCTCGACCGCCAGGAACTTGCCCGCACAGATCTTGCGGATGGCCTCGACGCGCCGCATCTCGGCCGCCATCTGCCGTCGCATCTGCTGCACGGATTCGTTCGCCCCGGAAGCGCCGGCAGCCCCGGAAGCAGTCGCGGCCGCCTGGATCGTGGCCGGGGTGGCCGTGGTGCCGGCGTCGGCGCTGCCGGCAGAATCCTGAGACGAGGCCTGCACATCCGCGCTCCCGGGGGCGGGGGCGGTGGTGGCAGCGCCGGCCTGAGTGGCAGCGATGTCGTCGTGCGTGTCGGTGCTCTGGTCCCGGTCGGTGACATGGTCGGTGCTGTCATTGATCGCAGCCATAGAATCGGGCTCCTTCTGAGTGCTGTTCTGGGCGGCGATCTGGGCCGAGGTGGCCGGGTCAGCGCCGCTGTCCACAAACGAGATTTCCTTGAGAACGGCCCTGCGAACCACATGCACGGGCCCGTTGAACGTCTTGCCGTTGACCGTCACCCGCTGGCCGTTGGGGATGAACTCGGCGTCCACCACCGCGGCCCCGATGCTGGCCTGCCAGGGGAAGCCATTCACTCCGCTCTTGGCCACATCGCGTGCCCAGGAGGTGTCGCGACTGATCAGACCCTCGGCAATCACCTGTCCGCCGCCCACGCCGGACGATCGCTCGATCACCACCCGCTGCGTGTGGCCCACACCCTGGCGCGGGTTGTGGTCGAGCCGAACCGGGATGTCCTGCCGGTCGATGGCCAAACCCTCCAGATCGACCACCACCGGATGCGGGAACCCGGCGATCCGCATCACGCCGCCCGTGTAGGCCACCATGCGGAACCGCGGCGTCGCGTGATCGCGCTTGCCGGCCACGTCTGACGGGTCCGCCGCCTGCACGGTGAGCGGGCAGCGGAACGTCAGGAACTCAGGCGGCGCGCTTGAATCGTGGGAAACTTCCGGGGGCATGAGCTTCGATCTCCTCTTCGTCGTCGGTCTGTTGTTTGTCTTCCGGGGGCGGGGGCGAGGGCGGGAGTTCCGGGGGCGTCAGGCCCAGTTCACGCATCAGCGCCACTTCCCGGGCCCGCTGACGAAGTTCGACTTCCCAGTCCTTACCGGCCCGGGCGTACTCAGCCGCCAGCGTGGTGGTGTTGCTGCTGAGGCGGCTGGCCTGAGCGCTGGCTTCCTTGGCCGGATCGACGTGCTCCGTCCCATCAAAGAACCACAGGTGGGGCACGGCGCTGACGGTGCGCAACACCGCAAGGTCACTGGTGAGCATGGCCTCGTTGACCCACGCGGCGAAGATGCGGTCGAGCACGGCTTCGGCCAGGTGCGCCTGCTCGACGCGGATGGCTTTGTAGTAGGTCTGGTGGTCGAGGCGACCGGAGGCGTAGTTGTAGCCCGACGAATTGCAGGCCGCGATGTTGTAGGGCAGGTTCAGGCAGCGGGCGATCTCGTTGAGAATCTCACGCTTGAACTCGGCGTAGCTGGTCGTGGGCTGCTGTGCTTCGATCTGACCCAAGCGCCAGCCGTCGGGCAGCACCGTGGCCATGCGCTTCTCGAGCTCGACCACGTCCATGGGCTCCAGGGCCTGGGCTTCGCCGTTGGCCGGCGAGTCGGTGAACAGCACGGCGGCAAAGTCGGCGGCGGTTTCGGCTGCGGCGATCACCGCCAGCGTGTAGCGCCGCAACTGGGCGAACAGCGGTAGCGCTGGGGTCAACTCGGGAATGCCACGATGCTGGCCGGGCCGATCGGCTCGGTACCAGTGGACCACCGCATGGGCCGGCACCAGGTCCGCCTGCGTCTGCCAGGGAGTGACGCTGCCCAAGTCGCCGGGGTGCTGACGCAGGATCGTGTAGGTCTCGGGGTTGTCGAACGGATCGAGCACGATGCCGTCGATGTCGGTGTAGGCGCTGAAGCCACGCGTACCCGCGGACAACAGCGGCGAGGTCACGCGCTCGGCCTCGATCAGCTTCAGGTCGAGCATGACCGGCGAGTCGATCCTCGGGTTGTCGGTCAGCACCGCGAACGCTTCACCGTCGGTGCACTTGGCCATCCGCATGGTGCGGAGTTTTTCCGCCAGGTTGACCGCCTTGGCCCATTCGGCGAACGCGGTCTCGACCAGGTTGCTGACGGCGCTGTCGGGCGTGAGCAGTTGCAGACGCGGACCGGTGCCGATGCAGTCATTGGCCAGCGTGAGCACGATGCCCTTGGCGTAGCTGTTGTTGGCCACCTCGTAACGGGCCCGCTCGCGCAGGCGCTTGCGAACCTCAGGGGCGGCGGCGCTATCGGCCGACAGGGCGTCCGCCATGGCCCAGTGCCGGGCGTTCTCGGCGGTGGTCTGGGCTGCATCAAAGCGAGCGTGCAGCGTCACCGGGAGGGACCGTTGGGTCTTCCTGGGATTCCTGGTGCGGAACGGCCACATCAGACGGTCCCTCCCGGCGAGATGCGGGTGAGCTTGATGCCCAGCCCCTTGACGCGACTGGCCTTCTTGGACTCGAGGTACTTGTCGGCGGCGATCTGGTCGGGCAGCGGGTGCTGCTCGACCGAGCCCGAATCGCCGCTGGCCTTGGCCGGGCCCTCGGCGTTGATCTTGATCGTGTTGTCGAGCGTCTCGGCCACTGGCTCGGTTCCGGGCTTGCGGAGGTGCATCGGGCCACGTTGGGTGCCCGTAATGCTTATTGCCGCAGAGCCTCGAAACTTCGCACGGGATTCAGGTGACGGCGAGAATCGTTCCAATACTGGAACTTTCACGCGCCGATGCGCTCGCGCGTGATCACCTCGTGCCCGCAGTGGCGACAGATTCGCTTGCGCAGGATGTAGTCCTGCTTGGCCCGGGTGTAGTAGGCCCGCAGGTCCCGGCACCCGCAGCGGGGGCAAACCAGGCCGGTCCGGCGCAGGGGTGGGTTGGCCTGCGTGATCATCGTCGCCCCCTCTGCAGCGCCGACAGCTTCATGCGCGCGCGCTTCTGCATCGACTGCGATTCAACGCTGGACAAGGTTGCACCCTGGATCGACGCCGCCACGGCGCAACCCACCAGGCAGTCCAGCCAGTGGTTGTCCGGACGCGTCGCGCGGAGTTTCCATTCATCGACGATCCGGTCACCGGCGATGGTCTTCACGCGGTACTCGGCGGTGAGGTGGTCGGCCAGCATCCGATGCGATTTGCTCTCATGACCAAAGAGCGAGAGGCAGCCCGGGTCGCCCATGGCGACCGAGAGCCGGGCATGCACATACGTTTTCCAGTAGTTGGTGTCGATCAGGACGTGGCGAACCTGGCGTCGCCCAACGATGTTGGGGATGCGCCAGTGCAGTCCCAGCCGGTCGCCGCGCTTGCGCTTGTACTCGATGAACGGGACGCTGGACGCGCCGACGTACTTGCCATGGCTGGGCAGCAGAATGCCGGCGAACGTGCTCTGGCGGCAGAACTGGTAGACCACATCGGTCGATTGGCCCCAGTTGGCGTCGACCAAACAGCGGTCGATCCGCATCTCCGCGCCATCCTCGCGGCGGTAGGCTCGCGACAGCTTCTCGCTGGTCAGCTTGTCGAGTGCGGCGTAGATCTGGCCCTCCATGCCGGCCCCGGGAACGGCCCGGCCGATGGTGGCTCGCACGTCGCGGAGCGTGAAGTATTCCCGCTTCTGCTCAGGCCAGGCCCCGTAGTCCACGATGTGCCCGGTGAAGTTCTCCTCCCAGGCGCACAGCATCCAGAACAGCACTTTCTGCTGCACGTCGATGAACATGGTCAGGTGGTTGCAGCCGAGCGGGATCTCGCCGCGCTGATACCCGTTGAGCTTGGCGGCGATGGCTTCGGCGGTCAGCATCTCCTCGCCGATCTCTTCAACGATTGGTTCGTTCTGGTATTCAGCGTAGAAGGCGGCCACGTCGCGGTAGCGCAGGTTCATCGCGTGCTGGATGGCGCTGGCTTCGTCTTCGTTGTAGCGCTGCGGCCAGGCGACGACCGCGCCGGCGTCCATGGCCTCGCGGTTGGCCAGGTAGAACTGGGTGGCCTCGGACCCGTCGCCGTCGTTGCGCAGGCTATCGGCGCGGATCTCGGCGTATTTGGCCCAGAGCTTTTCGCTTTCAGGACCGCAGGGGAACGCGTAGACCATCTTCGTCCGCTCGCCTTGCCACTCCGGGTGCTT